TGTTCCAAATGTTATTGTATGTAGGGGGTCTCTACCAGTTTCTTCAAATCTTTTTCTCAGTGATTCATAGATAATAACAAAATTCTGTGCGAACTTCTTGATAGGAGCATCCTTCGGTTTGATAGTTCCGACTTCATCAAGAACCTTCTCTCTCAATTCATCTTGAACTTCCTGCGGAACTTCCTTGATATAGATTAGAGTTCTCTGAATAACACCCTTCTCAGCGATAACATTCGTCAGTGTCTTCGGTATGTATGTAGTAGCATAGATACTTCTCTGACATCTGCATTCTATGATATCACCATCTCTCAGTTTCTTTTTGATAATCCAGTTCTCTCCGTGTAGAGTATTCATGAACTTATTCAGATACATGATAACGTTCTCTTTATGTTGGGATTGCTTGAATACACCTGAGTATTCAAACTCGTCATATGCAACTAATCCACTTCCCTCAAAACCACCATCGATTTGAGTTGGTATCTCAACCCACTGCATCTCACCATCATCGTCTTCTACTCTCTCTTTGTCTATCTTCATAGACCCAATGAGAGCAGCATCAGTAGTATCATCAACACCAAAGACATCATAGTTAACACTGTACTTTTCATTCAATATTCTAAATGTTTCATTAGCGACAGGCCCAAAGAAGTTATACATCTCAGTTTTACCTGTTCCCGATGTTTGCATCCATATGAATTGTATTCTACAATCATCAACTCTTCTACCACTCGGTATAGCAACCATATCCTTACACAGTTGACCAAGTATAACGAAGAAGCCGATTGCAGCAGGTATCTCGTTATACTTTGAGACATCTGCTGCACTCTTCACATACTGCTCAACCACCTTCGGTAAGCCAATTGTCTTTGGTTGAACCAGTGGTAGTTCTTCGCCTAATCCTTCATAATACATCCTATCTTCATCATATTCATTTTCATTCATGTTATCACCATTTTATCTTCTTTATTCAGCACATCAATTACCCTCTTGGCAATTACTTTACCGAAGCCTTCCAGTTCACATATCTCTTCAACTGAGGCTTCTCCTATCTCCATGATAGAGCCGAATCTTTCTATCAGGAGTTTTGCTTTCTTTACACTGATTCCTTTTATCGTGCAAATAACATCTATTCTCAAGTCTGTTGTAGCAATACGCTTTCTTATCAAACTTGGAGTATGTATTTCTCTATCTATTGGTTGCATCTTACAAACGACTGATATAATTCTAGCAGCCTCCTTTGCAGATGAGACCCATATTATGTTACAGTCAGTGTCTAATATTATCTTACCAATAGCACCATCGAACTTGTTTCTCAACAGTCTAGCATTCTGTTTGTTATTCACATACATCAAATAGTTCTCAACTGCATCTCTGAAGTCACCGTAAACTATCACTATGTTATTCATGAACTTAGCATCCATATTGTCTAGTTGATTCCACAGTCTCTTGTTAATGACAGACTGCA